ACGCCTGTTGCTTTTGCACTTCTGACATTGCAATAGATTCTGCTGCTTGCGCTTGCGCTTGTGCTTGCGCTTGAATATTGGCTTGTTGATTTGCTTGATCCTGCTCCATCTTTTTCTTTCTCTTATATCTAAGAGATTGATTTGCAAGTTTAAGATTTTTAATTTGTCTTAACTCAATTGCGTCTTCTAAATCAATTCCGCCATTTTGTAATGCAACTTGAATATTTTGTTCAAATTGAGCTTGTTCTTCTTCTTCTGGTTCTAATTCCAAATAAATACCAAAATCATGTATTTCTAAATTCTTTAATTCTGCTAATGTTTGTACATTGAATACAGATATACTTTGCGATAAAGAGTTTAAAGTTAAAGGAAACGACAAAGCATCTCCAACTCGTTTAGATATATTCTCACATATTCTTAATGTTAAAAACAAACTTCCATCTAATATATGTTTTGTTGCAGTATTTGATGAAGCGGCTGCCATTTTTTGCAATCCAACCAGCATGTCTCTATTTGGTAAACTTCCATCTCTTGCTTCATTTAATCCAGTGACATCTCTTATCATTTGTAAATAATATTGATAAGTAGTAATTAAAGATTGTATCTTTGCATTACCAGCTGATGTTTGTAATTCTTGAATAGGTACTCTCCCTGGGTTTTGTCCTCCGTCTTGAGACATTGATCTACCTACAATACTACCAGTTTGGAAATACATATTTAATGCTTCCGCCGCATTGTAGTTTGTACCATTACCTAAATCAACTTCAGCTAATCCATCTACATCCACAAATACTCCGTCAGGTACCATTTTAGACAGCACTTGTTGTAATTTTAAATGCGTCAATTGTATCATATCGGCAAATGTAGTAATTCTACTAACCAATGATTCAATCCTACCGCGATACATTCTAGGAGCAGTAATAGCGTAATTCATTTCTACTTTAGTTGTATCGGCAACTGGTCTAGTCATGTTCTCAGCTAATCTCCAATCAAGCATTTTATTATGGCCTAATATTTTTGCTCCACTATATAACACTTCAATACTTCTTGATACTACATCAAAATTATCACTTGGCGGTGGACTAAAAAAGTCTGTTTTTATTAAAGCTTTTTCTAATCCTTGATCTGTTTGTTTAATTTTAAATACTTGATTAGAATACGTTTTATATTCGAAGTATAGTACTTGAACAATGTTTCCGTCCTGATAGCCTCCATTATAATTTCGTACATAACTTGTATTCCCTTGATACTTTTCTATTTCTTTCATATCCTCGTATGATAACTCAGGATATTGCATTTTTAACTCTTCTAAGCTTACAGATTTTACTTCTCCAACATAATATATATCTTCAAAATTTGGATCTTCTGTGTAAGAATAAACTAGATTAGCGGGATCAACATAATCAATAACTATATCACTCGCTTTATTCCAACTTGTTTTTGCAGCGGCAATGCCTATTACTGTCAAGTCGTAATTTAATCTCTTATTTATTAAATCGTATTTATTATTAGCTAAAAAATTATTTATTAATTCTTCTTCTGCAATTTCAACAGCTTGTTTATAATTTAATTGCAAATGCAATTCAAGCTCGTCTTGATCTGAAGGCAAGCTATTTGGGTCTGGTGTATTATACAAATTTATACCTAAAGTCCCTTTCATGTTTTCCAAAAACTTTTTAGCCATCATATCTCTAAGTAATCCTTGAGCATATTTAGTTTTTTTCTGTACTGAAAAAGGATCTTGTGCTGTGGCTTTTATTTCATATGCTTTACTAGATATACCATTAACAACAATATCAACAAATTTAGATATAACCGGTATTGGTTTCCAATCTAAGTTTAAATAAGACAGATCTCCGTTAATAGATAATTCATCTTTGTATTTTTGCACCGGTTGTTCACCTCTTGCATATAATCTTAAATTATGATATTTTTGCCAAGTAGTTCCCCATCTTCCGCCTGGCATTCCACCGCCGCTTAATCCGCCAATACTACCCGCTCCACCATTGCTATTGAACCACTCGTACTCAATTGCTTGAGCCACCTGTCTACCATACTCTAAACTTTGTTTTTCTTCATCCGGTACAACCTGACTTGGAAAAGTACTATTACTATTAGTATAAACCATTTATTGTATTATTTGTGAATTTTCTCCACTATTATTATATCTCTTAAATCCTAATTCAAATTTAGGTTTTTCATAAGGAGTTGAAGGCGTATACATATGCTTATTACATGCCATTATAGCCAATCCAGAACTTATGGAAGCATCATGCTTCGTCCTATTATTTATATTAAATCTTGCCCAATCCTCTAAGGTTTTTTGGAAATACATGTTCCCATATGATCCATTCGTAAATCCAATATTGTTTTCAATATAAGTTTCTATAGCGGATGCATGAGCTTGCATTATATCTTGTGATGAGTTTGGTATTCCACCAATTTCTTTTTCTGCTGGTGATAATTTATTCCAAACTTTATCAGGTCTATTGATTGAATAGCCTCTGTATCCCCTTCTTTTTAAATAATAAAGTAATCTTGGTTTATTATTTTCTGCAAGTATTGGCATTCCGTAAAAAACTAAAGCCATTAATACTTCTTCAAAAAATATTTCAGCCGTCTGAGGTCTTGCAACATATTCTAAAAAGAATTGATTTGGTGGCACGTCTTCCATTGAAAACTTAGTTAAACCGTGAAGTGCACCATTTGATCCTCTGCTTGCATCCACTGTTCCTGATATATCATAACTATCACAGCCAAATGCGCCACAGTGTTCATTACCTGGGTACTTTAGTCCATTCTTTATTATTACACGATTTTGAAGATGTTTAGGTGGTACCCAAGAAATTAAAAATCTACCATCTTTATTTGGATAAAAATCTACAGTAGTATCTTGTATACCATTAGCCCATTGGAAGCTACCTCTTGTTAATACATTTGAGTTTCTTAGATCATCGTTGTAATCTATTTGCTCGTATATTCTAGTAAGATTAAATAATGATTGTTTTGCTTCATCTCTAAAAGCGTGTTGTTCTGTTCTTGGAAATTGGCGGTAGTATTCATTTAATCCGTCTTGATCGCTTTTTAAACCATCAACTTCGTTTTGCCAATGCTCAATAACACCGTATTCTATTTCGTTTCCGTCAACACCTTTGATTGGTTTTTTCGGAGTGTCGAAGACAGGTATGCCATAAGTATCAATGAATCCCTCGTACGACCATTCCATAGGTATGAACAAACTATATAGTCCTGAGCTAGTCTGGCCATTGCGGTTTCTTTTTGTAACATCTGAATCGTAGTAAAGTTTCTTAAAATTATCTCCTCCTTTATCTAAAGCGTTTGAGGTTGAACCCATCATACACTTACCAATAATACGACTACCTAATCGTAAACACGTTTTTGTAACGCGCCAGTTGTTTAATATATTATCGGGTCTTAGCCATTTGCCACTTTCATCATGTACAAGAAGCTTTAATTTTTCACCGTCATAGGAGTTATCCCCTGTATTTTTCCAGTCAATTGTTGTATCTAATCCGTCAAGTTCTTCTGGAGCGTCGCTATTATCTAATTTTCTTCTTGTAAATTTAGAAGCCGGCACTCTATACGCCAATTCTGTTTTAGGTCTATCCATACCATCTTGGATAGGTTTAAAAAAGAATGGGTAGTTTAACGATATTGGTACAACCTTATCGGTAAACATTGTTTTAGCATCCGATCCTGATTTAGATAATATACCAAATCTTGAATCGCTTGATATTGTTGCTTGGTTAACCAATTCTGCTGAAGACATAAATGAAAATCCAGAACGTCTATTTTTTAAATAACACATTCCATAACACCTAGTATCTGCTTTACAAGCTTCCCAGAATATAAAAAATAATCTATTTGACTCTCTAAAATCCGGTGCTCCAACATCTATCTTGCTCCATTGCAAGTACATATAATGTGTACCAGTTATATAAGTTGGTATTCCATTGTTATTAAAAAAGGCTCCTTCATCTCTTCTTTTAAATTCCGCATCTACGTAATCGTACCAGCGTTCTCTAAAGTGATCAGGATATTTATTCCAATCAAATACATTTTTTATTTTTTCAAGTTCTTTTGGGTAATTTATTTTTTCCCAATATTGTTCTTCTTTTTTATTAGATCTTGAATAAGAGTCTTCAACTAATGGCAAAGCAACTTTTAAGTTTTGTATTTCGTATATTTCTCCAATCTTACCGGTTTTGCTTATAACAATAACATCGTGTTCTTTGTTATAGCCATATTTCCATTTATTATATCGGTTTTGTTGTTTAATTACCGATGCTTTTATATGGTCCGGGATTACCCTAAATAAATTTTGTTCGTACATTATTTAGATCTCCCTTCTGCAAATCCTTTAAATACTTTTTGAGTATTATCTTTTGCGTTTTCTTCATCGGATATTATACGCTCTTCAAGTTCTATTCTTGTAAGTATTTCAAAAGCATCAAATATAGCTAGCTTTTTTGTAGCTGCAGCATTTTTTAATTTGTCTGCCGCTAAATCATCTTCGCCATTATCTAAGATTGCTTCTTCAGCTACCTTGATGAGCTCCAATACTGCTTTGTGCCCAGCTTGGATTATATTCAGCTTCGTCTCCTTTATATTCATATTTAATTACAATATCATTAGATTTCATACAATACAAACG